TCGCAGAATTTTAACTGCTGCGCAGATTGGTGCATCGCAGACTGCTACTGTTGGGGCTGGAGGCATTGGTTCTACTGGGAACGGTACCAACGGCGGTGACACTAGTCTGGGGACACTGGTCATTGCCAAGGGCGGACTTGGTGCATTAGCCAACGCTGCTGGTAATCAACCCGGTGCGGCTGGTGGGACTATCACTGGGGCAGTTGGCGATATCGTGTTTGGGGGTGTTCCTGGTGGGTCCGGTGCTGTTGGAACTGCAACAATCGCTAATGTTGGTGGTTTTGGTGGAAGCAGTGCGTATGGCGGCGGTGCCGTTGTGCCACCTAGTGCAGGAGCAGGTGCTGGTATTGCGGCTACTAATTATGGGTCAGGCGGCAGCGGCGGAGTTAAGTTTGACAGTGGAACGTCCGCGGGTGGCAACGGTTCCCCCGGCATCATCATCGTCACCGAGTTCATCGCAGTCAGTGCGGTTCCCGCTCCCGGCTTCCCGGTGCAGATTCAGCGGATCGATGTGTCGAGTGCGGTGGCGACCGTGGATTTCACATCGGGGATCGATGCGACCTACGACGAATACGAGCTACATCTTGTAGGGGTCAATCTCGTCACTTCTGGTCAACAGATGGCGTTTCGAGTATCAACGGATGGTGGGGCAACTTGGAAGTCTGGTGCGAATGATTATGGGTTTGCTTTCTATCTCTTGGCTAGCAACGCAGCAGGGGCCAATAGTTGTACAGGAACGGCTACTCAGATTGTTCTTGATTGGGGGTCTGGAAATAATGCTCCATTAGTTGGCCACATTAAGTTTGCTGGGCCGTCTGTCGCTCAGATTCAGACATTTAGGGTCCACCTAAGTGGATGGAATTCTACTAATGGATATTACAACGGTATAGGGTCGGGCTTCTATAACAATCTGCAGGCAATCAACGGCATTCGCTTTTTTGGAGCAAGCGGCAGTAACATAGCTAAGGGTACCTTCATCCTCTACGGGATCAAGAAATAACCCAGGGGCATCCTGATGGCGATCACCTACTGCTATGAGCCGGAAAACTTTTACTCTGGTTGGTTCGACCGGCCCGGCCGCTCGATCCCCTCCTGGTATGACATCGATCTGATCGAGACCGGCACGCCCAAAACTCTCAATATTTTCACGATGCCGTTCGTCGATGACGATGATCTGTTCTTGGTGACGCCGCCGATCACGGTCGTGGTGTTTCCGGGTCTGTACCTCGATCCAGACCTGATCTTCTCGCCGACTTCGATGCGGCCGTTGTTTCCCCCGGATGATATGCTCAAGAACGAAGTGACAAGGATTCGGTGACATAGGAGGCGACCATTTACGTCGGTAGAGATTTCAGCCCCCAGCGACCCCACGAGTCGGAAGTGGTTGGCATCGATTTCGTTAACGATGTCAGTCACGACGAGCAGATCATCACGTCTACCTGGACGATCGAGGTGAAACAGGGCAGCGACCCCAATCCCAAGCCGCATCTGCAGGGCACGTCGTTGCCGGTCATTCCCTTTGGCAGCATCATGAAGACGGCGACCGTACAGCGCGTTGGAGGGCTGTGGCCGAATGTGACCTATAAGCTGGAGGCGGTGGTCATCACCGACAAGGGCAACACCCGGAGCCTTTATTCGCACATCCGGGGGATTAATCCCAATTGAGGAGCGCGGGGTGACGGCAGGCCATGACATATGACGAGATCATCTCTGCGCTGATGACCCTGGGCGCAATCCCGCTCAACAGCGAGGATTCGAACTTCACGAAGATCATCCCGAGCATGTTTCATTATGCGGACGGGAGGATTTACCGCGATCTGGCGTTTCTCGCGACTGACGTGAACACCCTTGTGCCGGTGATCCCGTATGTGCGCGAGGTCGCGTTGCCGTTGGACGTGCTTACGGTGCGCTCGGTCGCGATCTGCACGCCGGCGGGTGCGATCACCACCAACACCAGGAGGCATCACCCGGAGAGAATCTCTCCCGAGGCGCTGGATATGTTCTGGCCGCAGGGGAGCTTCAAAGTGGGCCTGCCCAAGAAGTACGCGATCGTTAGTGTGCGAACACAGCTCGATCCGCTGCCCAATCCGATGCCGCCGACGACGCAGCCGCTGCCGCCGATCTACCAGCCCGAGCGGTTCACTTATTATCTGCGGATGATGCCCTCGCCGGATCGCGCCTACATGGCCGAGATATTCGGGGGCGTCGAGCCACAGATACTCTCCAACACCAACCCGGAGACGTTCCTCAGCGTCTATTACCCGGAGCTGCTGATCGCGTGTTGCATGGTCTACCTCACCGGCTATCAGCGTGATTACGGGGCAGCGTCGGATGATCCGCAGCGCGCGGTGAGCTGGGAATCGCAATACAAGACGCTGCGAGATTCCGTTGCGCAGGAGGCCGGACGGCTTCGCGGCGAGGGGCCCGGCTTCACCGCGCTACCGCCGTCGGGGGCCGCACAGCAGCCGAGGGCGCCATAAATGCCGCTTGCCAAGCCCGCTGCAGCCCCCGGCTTTCTTTCGCAGGCGACGCAGGTCCAGGCCGGCGGCGCTTGGTATCTCGGCAACCTCGTACGCTGGCGCACGGGATTGCTGGAGAAGTGGGGCGGTTGGCGCAGGCTGATCAATGATCAGCTGCCGAGCGTGATCCGCCGGATGCATGCTTGGCTCGATCTTGGCAACCGTAAAAATCTTCTGGTGGCGTGCGACAGCGGTGTGAGCATCGTTGTCCAGGACACGTTGTATGGGTTGGGCCGCGGTGCCGATCTGGAGGGCGGCTACTTCCCGGTCCTCGGCCCGACAAGTGACACGACCAAGTTCTCCGTCACTATTGGTACGACCGAGGTGACGGTTAAGACCAGTCGCACCACCAATGTCGGTGCGAGCTTCTTCTTTCGAGGCTCGATCTCGATCGGTGGGCGGATCATCTCTGCCGGGAGTTTCTTCCTGGTCAAGAATGTTGTCCCCGGTACTGGCTTTACCTTTGATATGCCATTGTCGGCGCTTGCCTCGGAGACCGATACCTACGGGCTTCCACTTCTCACTAACGACATCGTCAATGGTTTCACCGTGACCTGGAAGGCGCATGGGCTGAGCGCCGGCCAATCAGTCCGGCTGGCGCAGGCCACGAAGCTGCGGGTGGGTGTTGTCGGAGAGTGGGCGGAGGTCAACTTTGTGGCGCCGGCTGGCACGGTTCTGAGCGTCGCGAGCGTGGTGGATGCTGATCACTTCACCGTTTCGATGAGCACGTTCGGAACAGGCGACGGCCTCGGCGGTGCTTCGCATCAGGTGTTTGTCGGGACCTCGATCGAGCAAAGCGGCGTGTCCGGCGACAGTGTCGGTGCCGTGATCGGCCTCGCCGCGCAGCGCCCGTTGGGCAATCCGCAGCGCGGTAACTGGTTCCTGGGCAACCAGGGTGAGAAGGGGCTGGTGTTGGCCAGCGGTGGACCGCTGGAGGTGTACAGCCCACCGATCGAGAATGGACCGTTTCTGCAAGTGGTGGGTGGCGGTCCGCCGGCTACTGCGCCGCAGCACAGCAACGGCATGATCACCACCATGCCGCAGGGACAGGTAGTGTTGTTCGGCACCGAGCCCGGCGTCGCAAAGACCAACCCTGATGGGACGATAACGCTGCTCTTCGGCCAGGGGGTTATAGACCCGCTGCAAATTCGTTGGTCAGACGTCGGCACCTACGACGTCTACACCCCGAGCGTAAGCAACCAAGCCGGCGGCTTCAGGCTCTACCAGGGCTCGCGCATTGTCGGGATGATCCAGGCGCCGCAAGCCACGCTGATTCTGACCGACACTGATCTTTGGCAGATGTCGTATATCGGCCCGCCGCTGATCTACGGCTTCACCATCATGGGTTCGGGATGTGGTCTGATCGCGCCGCACGCCATCGGCAAGCTCGGGCGCTCCACGATCTGGCAGGGGCAGAAGAACTTCTGGCAGTTCGGCGATACCTCGGCGCAGCCGGTACAGTGCACGGTGTGGGATTATATTTTCAATGACATCGACCCGGTAAACATCAACAAGTGCCACGCCGCGCCCAACTCCACCACCAACGAGATGGCGTTCTATTTTCCATCCAAGGAGCTGGCATTCAACGTCGGCGCCGATGATCTCGGTAATTTACTGCTGTTCTCTGGTGATCTCACTGATCTCAGCACGTGGGTCACGAATGGTGCGGTGCCGGTGCACTTCACGCGGCTGTTGCATGTCTTTTATCTCTACGAGCCAGAGAACAGAGCGCAGGGCTGGTTCGACGATAACGGTTTGTCTTTTATAAGCTGGCTGGATCGTGATCTGCAGGCGGACCTGGGGAGCGCGATCTATGCGCCGGACGGGTCGCTCTCGGCATTTCTGCTGCAGGAGGATTCCAGCGATGGCGTGCACGAACTATCGCAGACGATTATCAAGCCGTCTGAAAGGGTAACGTTTACCCTTTCGATCTATGTCCATGATAGCTCACTGAGAAATTTAACACTGCGCGCTGCGGCCGGTGGCGATGGTGTCTATGCCACTTTTGATGTGACCAGCGGTCATGTGATGGCATCTGGCGTGACAACGCCGCGGTTCACGTTGGTCAAGGCGATAGCGCTGCCTGATAACATCGGACAAGGCACGGCTACGTGGCGGCGCTTTGTACTGACGTTCACGACTGATAGTGACGACACGTTACGGGTGTCATTCACCGACACCAATGGTACTAACCTTAGCTATGTTGGAGAATCAAAGGGGGCTTTGGTCTGGGGTCCGCAACTCGTCCTCGGTGCCGATCCCTTGGACTATCAGGTCACGGGTGGCACCCCGCAGCAGAACGAGACCCGGCGCTATGTGAAGGTCAATGTCGCGGAGGGCATGGCCTGGGACAGCGGCGAGTTCGGGCGCTCGGCGTGGCTCGACGAGAGCGTGTGGGGCCCGCCGCTTGGTGGTGACATTACGCCGATCGGTCCACCGATGTTGCCGGCACCTCAGCCTCGTCGGGTTGTGACGACGCCACCGCCGCCGCGGAATCTTATCCAGCAACACGAGATCGGCTTTGACGACGACGATCAGCCGATGGTCGGCGTGTTCGCGGAGACTGGCTACACCGAGACGGGTGACGGCACGATGCTGATGCTCATCGATCAGTGCCACCCCGACATGAAGTGGTTCGGCAACAACGGCGGCGTGCGGGTATCGCTGCGTGCGAAGATGTATCCGCAGGGGCCGAGCCATCTCTATGGACCGTGGTCGATGACGCCGGGTACGCAATGGTTCAATCCGCGGGTGCGTACTCGCTATGTGGCGGTGCGTTACGACTGGGAGGCGAAGCTCGGTTTCTCGGCGCGTGTTGGCGTCACGACGTTCCACATGAAGACCGCGGGAAGATTACCGTGAGAGCGGACATCCTTGTTCAGTCGCAGCTGTTGGTGGCGCAGGCGATCCAGGCGCTGGCTGAGCATGTCTCGCAATCCAGCGGCTACAATTTCACG